GCAGGCATCTCGGTAGTACCGAACTCGTGGAATAGGCCGTAAAAGTGCTTTTTGTCCGGGCCAACTTCAATGTGCTTCCCTGTTTCAGCTTGTTTTACACCGCTCATTACTATATTGTCAGCTAAATGATCTGTATTGCTTTTTGACCGAGGAGCGCGCTTGCTTATCCCTTCCCGGAGCACCTCAGCACCTTCTCGCAGAGCTTTATTTTCTGTCCGGGTAGCTATCTTTTCCCCCAGGGAGTTGAGTCGGGCCATGAGGTCCTCGATGTCTTCTACCTTGAACTCATTAGCCACTGGTTATCACCTCCCCCATCACCTGCAGCCAGGTACGCTGGCCGCCTAGGTCTAAGATCGCTTTAATTTCGTAGTCCTGGTTGTCGTACCGTAAGCGCATATCCGTGGTAATGTCTTTACGGTACCGCATTGTAAAGCGGACCTGGTGCTCAGCCTGTACTGCAGCCGCTGTAAAATACTCCCGGCCGGCAATGGGTTTTACCTCCGCCCAGATAGTTGCATGGGTTCCCCATACTTCCGTAGGGTAGCCGTCGGAGTCGGTACCGGTTGTTTTTTTGAGTATTGAGACACGGTGACGAAGCACAATCCCCAGGTCTTTCATTACGTTAGCTTTGGGCTTCATGGCGTCACCTCTTCAACTGGCAGCTGTTCAACCCCTGTCTGGAGCTGCAGCCTGAGAATCTCGCTTGCAAAGTTTTCTTCAAAATACTCTGAGGCGTTATTGTAAATATAACGGCAATAATCCAGAAGAAGAGACTGGGGCAGCCCGGAAGTGAAATCCAGGTCTGCCCCCACCAGGTTATTCAAATAAGCCTGTCCACGTGTGATTAGGCTAGTCAGCGCTGCATCTTCATCACTCCAGGTGATTTTGAGATAATCTTTAACTTCTTGCAGCATCCTCAATCACCTACTTTTAGGACTTGGTTACAGTAACAGTGTAGGTCTCGGTCTCGGTTCCGCTAGTCACGTTAATGGTTAAGGTATTTGCCCCTTCTTCCCAAGTTGCAGCTGCACCGTTAACAACAGGAGTAGTTCCATTAAGTATCTCAATAGTAGCCTCTCCGTCCATTGCTACAACGTTGATGGTGTTGGTTGCGTTGGTAGTTGCGGCGGTGTAAACCATCACAGACTTATTAAATGCCGGGCTCAGGGTCAGGCTGCCAATAGTCAGGCTGGCCAAGCGCGCATCGAATACCTGAGATACATTCAGCGGATCATTGGTTACTGCCATATTGCCTGCTACATTCAGCGGATCATTGGTCACAAACACGCGCTCTATAAACGATTTCAGGTTGGTAATATTCAGCCGCTTGAAGGATACAGCATCCAAGGGCTTGCCGTTACCATATAGCTTAGTCAGGTAGATCCGTTCGTCTTCCAGGAAGTGGTAGTGGTCAGAGTACTCAACTTTCCCCCCTTTGCCGGTCCCCAGGCCGAAGAAGTACCGCTTACCTAGGCCTATGATTGCCTCATTTTGGGGTACATGGACCGACTGAACTACTCGGGTCGGGAAGGGGAAAACATCATTCACCCAAGTACCATTTACTCTGTAAGTGGTAGCAGGCATGAGCTTGGTGAAATAGTCAATCGGATTGACGATAAAGAGCACCTCGGTAACGGTCCGGGAAAGCAGGTTCGGCCCAACCGCCAACTCCGCAATTAATGCCCCATAAGACTCGGGAGTAATCTCTGTCAACGGGATGGGAACCAATAACGGATAGCCGGTCACGGGGTCCAGTGCCCCAGCGGGATTCCTGCGCATGCCAACGGGCTCATCAAGACCATTACCGTCAATGATAGCCTCCTCCAGGCCGTTAGCAATAGCTTCGGCCAGAATGGTTCTGACATAGCGATCCAGCCACTCAGGCCCAATTTCCAGCATGGCCTTGCATACAGGGATAAATGCAGACAGTTTTTTCTGCCGCAGGTCAATTACGTCAAAACCCGCAGTCAGTTCTCTTACGATTTCATCACAGAGCTTGCCCCAGGTTGCCATGAAGCGGCCGTCAAGGGTGCTGACCAGGATTTCCACCAGGATGCCCGTGTCTTGGAAATTGATAACATCGAGCAGCGGGTGACTCTCCAGGATATCCTCGAAGATCGCATCGATGACAGTCTTGGGCAGGGTCTCGTCAATCAAGGTAATTGCCTGCTGTGGGTTGTCGGAACCCATAGCCTCCCGGAGCTTTTCATAATATTTAGTTTCTTGGCTGGTCAGAGCCCGGGCGCCGCGACCGGCAAGGATGGTATTATCGGCAGCCTGGACCATCCCCTGGGCCTCAGCCATGACGGCCTCCTGCAGCATATCGGTATAATCAGTGAAGGCCTGGGAAAAAGCGCCTTCATCCCCGTCCTTGATTGCCTGGTTCATCTTGACCATGATTTCAGCCTTTTTCTGGGCCAGGGCATCAGGGTTAGACATCGCAAATACCTGCAGGTCGAATTTAAACTTGTTTTTCAATCCATTCTCCTCCTTTTGGGCGGAACAATGCCGCCATCAAATTTACGACTTTGTTCTGGGGTTCGGGATCTGGGTCTGGTTCCGGCTCCGGGTTCGGCTCCGGCTCAACAGGCGGCTCGGGTTCCACTGGCGGCTTGGGTTTCGCCACTGCCTCTTCAACCAATTGCCTCAACTGCGCTGCCAAGCTCTTATTAACCTCAATCTGCTGCGTAATAGTGAGGTTAGCCTTTTGCAGCATATCTTTGGCCTGGGTCAGATCGGCATCCTTCTCAGCGTATTCATCGGCCAGGCCGTACTCGATACACTGCTCAGCTGTCAGCCAGGTTTCAGCTGCCATCATCTCAATCAGATTTTCCTCGGTCAGCTTATCTCCGGCCTTCTGTAAAAATGCCTGTCGGTTAGCTTCCATGATTACATCCAGATCATCGGCGGCCTTCCTTAGCTCTCGGGCATTACCTATTACCACATTCCAAGCATCATGGATCATCATCAGAGTATTTCTAGGCATTACAATCTTGTCTCCAGCCATTGCAATTACTGCGGCCACTGAGCAAGCAAAGCCATCTACATAAACAGTTTTTTGTGCTGGGTGCCGTTTGAGCTGGTTATAGATTGCAGTTCCCTCAAACACGCTGCCGCCGTAACTGTTGATATAAATATTGATTTGCTGTATATCAGGATATTTAGCAAGTTCATTCCGGAAGTGGTTGGCTGAGGTTTCGCTTTCTATTACTTCATCAGTCCACCAGTCATAGCTATCCGGCTCGACATAACCGTAAATGTACATATCAAGTACCCCCGGGACAGCTGACTGCTTTAACTTCCACATTCGTTTATTTTTCAAACTGTTTCACCTCCTTTAAAGGCCGTCTCTATGGGCTCATAGTTTTTGGTCATAAATCTGGCCCTGGACCATTCTGTATTAAGTGGTTCCATCCCCATTGTCTCCAGGCAATCATCAATGCTGTAAGCCCCGATCCGGAGCAACACGTCAAAGGCATTGGCCACATCTTTAATATCCACTACCCTGATCCGACTGGTATCCAGTTTCATGTAGGTGCGTTCCAAGTAGGCTTTTTTGCCGTACATTTTGCGGTTAATCTCATCAGTCAGCAATTCAGCCAACGGATTGATGCAAAATGTCAGGAAGTCAGTCACCACTTTGCTGGTATCGGCCACATTGCTTTTGAGCAGCTGCGGAGGCATCTGAAACGCTATGGCCACAAAGTCAAACACATCATCAATAAAGGCTCGTATATCCCGACCCTCAACCCCGCCCTTTACACCGATGTTGCTTGACAGCTCCTTGTATTCCATGCCATTTGACATCGGCAACACGGCCCCGCCCTCGGCTTCAAAGAATCGTTTAAATCTTTCAGATAGTAGCTTGTTTAAATCCTCTTGAGCTTTGTCTGTCTGTGGGTAGTTAGTCGGGATATTTAGGGTCCCGCGCCGGGCATTATTCTTTTTGTAATGTCCCTGGCTGGCTGCAATAAGTTTTGCATAAGACTGATACAACCCATCTATGACGGTTTTTATCTTTTTATTGTGTAACTCAAAATGGAATACTTGGGACTCCGAATATACGTTTTTAAGCTGGTAGTTGGCTACGACAATGTTTTTGTAAATATTCTCCTTGAAGGCGAACTCCACCAGATCGTAACTGTCAGCGATATAAAACATACTGTTCTGTTGGATGACCAGGCAGTCATTGTCATACACCAGTTTGTGTATTACATCCCGCCAAAACTTTGATGCAGATTTATTCTGATTCGGTTCCACATTGAAAAGATAATAGTTATCCTTGCGTACTTCCTGGCCTTTCTCATAAGTTTTAAACTCGCTGCGGGCTACTGCATTGGATATCAAATTGACGCAGGCCTGGATTGCCAGCTCCTTATAAAATACTTCACCGACTAATTCCCCCACATAAGCATCCAGGGACAGAGCTCCATTATCTTTATTAAATAGCCCAGTAAACCAATCCCATAATGCCAACTCTTCACCTCCTTAATAGGTGTAAACGTCATAGCTCCTGAATTCGCCGACTTCGATAAGGTCATCATCGGCGGTCATACAGTGCAGAAAACAAAAGAACCCGTCAGTCTTGCGCTTGATAGGTTCTATTTTCAGATACGATTTATTGCCCTTACCATCGGTAGATACATACACGTTATTACAGTACCACCGCATTAATTTATCAGGTCCAAATATCAGCATCCGTTCAGCGAATAGCCGGGTAATTATCGGATGCAGTTTGTTATGAGTGACATACCCGCTAGGGATCCCCTCCAGCTCTATGCCTTCTGCATCAAAAGCCTCTTTTAGTGCTGCGAAGCGGTACCGGTCAGCTCTTACTTTTTTAATCGCATAAAATTCAGCCTGCCTTTTAAACCAACCGGCTATTAGTTCCGGGGGAATAATCGGAGTGCCTTTGACTATTGTCGCCAAGTCCAGGTCTACTGCCTCCTGGATGTCTATATTAAACTTGGTAAACTTAATGCTTTTTTCATGGATGAAGGTATGCTGCCTGAATATCCTTTTGCTGTTTTTCTTAAAGAGTAGGCCCACAGTGCAAAAGTCTTTTAAGTCTGCATAGTCAACACCGCCAATACACTCCATCCCTATCAGATCGGGTACCGGCTGGTCAGTAGCTTTTATCTCTTCCCATTCAGCCACAGCCCGCGCCTCATCCTGGGTCGGCAGGTTCATTCTCTTAGTCAGGAAAGCAACTTTAAGCTCGGAGCTTTGGTGCATGTCCTTGTACTCTTTCATGATAGTCCGTTTCAGTGTTCTATCATGATTAATCCTGGGGTTGGCTTTTTCCCATAGTTCCGGGTGGTTCACTTCGTCTATGTGATCCATCTTGCAAATGAACGGGAAGAATCCATTGTGTGGATCCTCACCGCGTAACACCCGCAGGGCTTTTTCTTTCAGGTCATCCAGTACGGCCTCCCGGACTTCTCCATCAGTTGTGATATAAAAACGCCTGGGGTTTGATACTTTCCCCAGGCCACCAATGTGGACGCTGATATTATCATACGTTTGGTATTGATGCACTTCATCAAAAATGACGGCTCCAGGTCTTGCTCCGTCATGGGTCTTAGCGTTCGATGTACAGTACCGTAGTGTGGAATTAGTTTTCTTATATGTTATTTCTTCCTTTGTCGCATAAAATAGTTTTTGCAGTTTCGAGCTTTTATCTATGAGGTGATAAACCTCGGCAAAGCTGGTTTTAGCTTGTTTCTCGGAAGTAGCCACAATATCGATATCATAGTTTTCAATACCGTGTTTATCGCTCAGTAGGTAAAAGCTTACACAAGAGATCAGCCCATTCTTCCCAGCACCTCGGCCAATGTACCAGAAATGGTCATCAAACACCAGATCACCGGTATCTTTGTAAAAAACCCCGGACACAAAGCTAAATAAAAACTTCTGAAAATCCAGCAGCTTGAAGGGGAAGTATTTTTCAACCACTTCCACAGCTTCATAGATTTTATCAGACCTAATTATTACGTTCGGATCATCCAGCACTCTTTTAATAAACCGGACCAGGAGTTTTTGTTCTTCACAGGACTGGACCTCGCCGGTCTCTACCAAGTCTATCCAAGTATCTATGTACTCGTGATATTTATAATCCTTCATCCTCCTCAACTACCTTCAGGTCAGATGCCCGGATCCCCAGGTCATATAATATCGTCAGCATTTGTTTATTGACTTTCAGCAGCTCAGAGATACTCTCATTTTTCTTGTACCCTTCCTGGCCGCCACCGTTACACCAGTAAACAGAAACGCCCCGGGCCTCGATGTCAGCCTGGAGCATATTTTTAAAATCCCAAAATTTCATGTAATCTTGAACCAGGTCCTGGTAGTGAGCAAATTGGTAAACCTGTTTTTCCTTGAGCTGCTTTATGATTGCCCGTTCTATTTTTTTACGCAGTTTATCCAAATTCCCCCACCCCCTATATGTGAGAAATCCTAAAAAATCTCCATAGCCTAG